CGTTATTTTGATAGAGAGGGTGTCCTTAACTATATAGTTGAGTGAAACCTTTGATAGGATACTATTTATATAGGACTAATAGTATTTAGGAGTATAAATGTCAGTAACAATTCCAATTTGGCCTGGTTCGGGTTCTTTTTCAAGTGGTTCATCAACACCATTCGGGTTCTTCGATTCTGATTTACAATTTCAGAGTGATGCTCCGAAAGTTGCTGAGTGGTGTGCTCGTAGATTAGGGTATCCAATCATAGATATCGAACTACAAGACATCAACTTTTTTACTTGTTTAGAAGAAGCTGTGAATGAGTATTCATCTCAAGTAAATCAGTATCGAGCAAAAGAGAATATGTTATCATTACAAGGGTCATCCTTGGATTTGGATTTATCAAATACCAATATGAATGCTAATATGCAGAACTTAGTAAATATTGCTAAGGATTATGGTACTGAAGCATTGAGTGGTGGTAAGGTAACGGTCTATACTGGTTCATTTGAAATGGTGGGTGGTCAACAAATCTATGATTTGGGTGATGATAACGTTGTAACACTCGAAAGTGGTTCAACATTGAATGGTCTCACATTACGTAGAGTATATCATACACAACCCCCTGCAATCATTAGATACTTTGACCCATTTGTGGGTACTGGTATGGGTTCTCAACAAATGATGAATACTTTTGGTTGGGGTAATTACTCACCTGGTGTATCGTTTATGATGCAGCCAATGTTTGATGACCTTTTAAGACTACAAGCAATTGAATTCAACGATTATATTCGTAAATCATCCTATGGATTCCACGTTGATGGTCAACGTATCCGATTATACCCAATCCCATCAACTGGTGATGGTGGTGCTAAGGTATACTTTGACTACACATTAGATAGTGAAGTAAATTCACCAATAGCAAACTCAAATGTGGTAAGTGATTTATCCAACGCACCATTCAATAGACTAACATACTCAAACATTAACTCAGCGGGTAAGCAGTGGATTGCAAGATATGCTTTAGCATTATCAAAAGAGATGTTGGGTGCAGTAAGAGCTAAGTTCTCATCAATTCCAATTCCTGGTGCTGATGTAACACTCGATGGGTCAGACCTTCGTAACGAAGCATCTGCTGAAAAAGAAGCATTGATGACTCAATTGACTGAAATGTTAGAATCAACATCTCGTAGAGCATTGATGGAAGCAAGAAAAGAAGAATCTGAGTATTTAGAAGAAACTCTTAATAGAGTACCACGACCAATTTTTATAGGATAACCAAATGGCTTTATTCGGTGGACAACGTGATATGGCATTATTCAATAAGTTGAATAAAGAACTTATCAACGACATTATTGATACTGAAATCTACTATTACCAAGTAGCATTGACCGAAACAAAGTCAAATCTATATGGTGAGGGTAAAGATAAGGTATTTAACCAACCCATTAAGATTCCTTGTTTGATTGAGCGTAACCAATCATCCCAAGTATCGGATGACTTTGGTCAATCATACACTCGCGAGGTTCAGTTTAGATTTTTACGTGATACTTTAGTGGATAAGAACCTTGTACCCGAAGTTGGTGATATTATCCAATGGAATGGTGAATATCACTTGATTGATGCACAATACTCTTACCAATACTTTGCAGGTAAAAACCCAACAACTTGGGATGGTGGTGAAACACAAGGTCTTAATGTATCTATTATATGTGATGCACACGTTACAAGACAAACAACAATTAGATTGGTTGATAATTATAAAGGTAATTCGAGACAAAACGATAACGAAGTACCATTAGGACTATAAGATGGCAAGTAAGTATAGAAACGAAGACAAGTCGAAACCAAACCTTACTCAAACTCAATCCTCTACCTCAGAAGATGTGAAACTGAATAAGGCAAAGCAACTTCGTAGAGACCAAGATAACGTAAAGAACGTTTCGGTTGGTATTTACGACATTGACTCTGCATTTTCTAACTTCTTACAAAATGATGTTAAACCTACTATCGAAGATGATGGTAGATTCTATCCAGTTCCAGTAATGTACGCATCTCCAGAGAAATGGGCATCTGCTCAAAGAGATGGATTTATGAAAGATGATAATGGGATGATGCTAACCCCAGTAATCTCTTTTAAAAGAAACAATCTTTCAATCAATACGGATTTAGCAAAGTTAAAAGTTGCTGAGAACGAAGATACACATCAAATGTTCGAAAGAACTTACACCAAAGTAAATAGATACGACCAATTCTCAGTTTTAACTGGTCAGACTCCAAAAAAAGAATATATGTCAGTTGAAAGACCTGATTATGTAAATTTGGAGTATGAAGTGGTTGTATGGTGTGACTATATGGAGCAGGTCAATAAGATTGTAGAACAAATCGTGTTTTTCCAAGGCCGTTCATTTGGTGATAGATACAAATTCGTAATCAAAGGTGATTCTTACTCATTTGAAACCATTTCAGAGATGGGTCAAGATAGAATTACTAAAGCAAGTATCAATCTCACTGCCAAAGCATATATCGTTCCAGAATATGCAGCGATGTCTAACAATACTAAACGTAGAATATCAGTTGGTAAGGTATCTTGGGGTGAGAGTCCAAAATTAGGTGGAAATGAGTCCTACCCAACCATAGGTAATGAATAATATTTACATATTTATATAATAGAACAAAAAACATAAGGTTATGGAAGAAAAGACAATGATTCAATTCTCTCAAGAAGAAGTGAACAAAATCCAAGAGTTTCAACAAAAAGTAATAACCACCAATACAAGAATTGGTGAAATCGAACTACAAATCCACGGATTAGAGCAGGAGTTCCAATCGTTGAAAAGCGAGAAGCAATCGTTGATTGATGGATACACTACTTTAAGACAACAGGAAATGGAATTGAGTGCAGAATTGAAAGATAAATATGGTGAGGGTACTTACGATATTAACACAAATCAATTCACACCTACAAAATAAGTAGTCGTTTCCCTATTTTTTGGTGTATTTATTATAAGGAAAACCAAATTTTAGAATTTAGGAGAAAATAATGGCTGAAAGAATTGTAAGTCCTGGCGTATTTACACGAGAAAAAGACCTCTCATTCCTACCTGTGGGTATTGGTGAGATTGGTGCTGCTCTTATCGGGCAATCAATCAAAGGACCTGCTTTCGTTCCAACGAAAGTAGAATCATTTAACGAATTCCAACAAAAGTTCGGTGGTCTTACTGAAGATTCATATCTTCCGTATACTGCTCAAGCTTATTTAGAAGAAGCAGGTACTGCGACCATCGTAAGAGTATTGGGTCAGAGTGGGTATACTGCCAAACCATTAGCATTAGTGTTAACTGGGTCTGGTCTATCTCAAACAGTCGCTGCAGTTTTACACCCAACTACTACATTGGGCAGTGGTGATATGGACACTTCTACAATAACTGATGGTGAAGGTGCCGGTTCTTTTGTTTTGACATTAGATGGTAGTGGTATCAATAGTGCAAGTGATGTAAATGTAACATCTGCATCTCTTGACCCAAGTAGTGCTAATTATATCACTAAGATATATGGTTACGCACCTAAGTCATCTAAAGATGCATATACACTCTTAAACTTCTCAACATTCCAATCTTCTTCATTGACTGATGCTAACGTAACTGCATCTTTACAACAAGTAGATATTGATTACACAAATTCATACTTGGAAGCAAGTACTCCTTGGATTAAATCTCAAAAAGTTGGTGGTGTTGCTTCTAACTTGATTAAATTCCATACACTATCTCACGGTAACTCTACTAACTACGAATTCAAAGTTGGTATCCGTGACATTAAACCAGCTTCAGAGGTGCCAGGTTCTGAATATGGGACATTTAGTGTAATCGTAAGAAGAGTAGACACAGCTAAGATTCCTAATTCAATCTTTGGACAAGGTGTTCAAGATACTGATGTTAGACCAAACATTGTAGAAGAGTTCCAAGGTGTAAACCTTGACCCTAACTCACCAAACTACATCAAAAGAGTAATTGGTGATAGATGGATTACAGTTGATGCTAATGGTAAATTGACATCTAATGGTGATTACCCTAATGCATCTGCTCATATTAGAGTAGAGGTTGCAAGTGATGTTGACGCAGGTTCAATTGATTCAACACTTGTACCATTCGGATTTGGTGCTGTAACATCACCACTTCACTCAACATACAACCTACCCTCTCCAACTTACAACGTATCACAATCAATTTCAGGTGAATACAATAAGAAAGCATTCTTGGGTTACTCGTTTGATTTCACATCAACTGATAATTTGAACTTCTTACAACCACTTCCAAAGACAAACACCGAAACTGTTGGTAATGACTTTGATTTGGCAGAGTGTGTTACTGATACTGATGGTGATGGTACATTCACTTCTATCACACTAACTTCAAATGTAGATGCTAAGAAATTCTTAGTACCATTCCAAGGTGGTTTTGATGGATACGAACCAAATAGAGTAGTAAACGTAGGTTCAGCAATTGTTGCTGGTAATAACCAAGGTTTTGATATGTCATCTGCTACGGCAGCCGGAACAGTTGCTTATAGAAAAGCAATTGACGCAGTATCAAATCCTGATGAGTTCGATATCAATATGATTGCACTTCCAGGTGTTATCAATAGATTACACTCTTCAGTAACTACTTACGCTAAAGATATGTGTGAGGATAGATTGGATTGTTTCTATGTAATGGACGCAGGTGGTTACTCTGACTCTATCGCAACTGTAAACAACTCACTAACTTCATTTGACTCAAACTATGTGGCTACATACCACCCTTGGGTTAAGATTTTAGATACTGACAAGAACAAGCCAGTATGGGTTCCGCCAAGTGTTGTATTACCAGGTGTTATTGCATTTAACGATGCTGTAGGTGCTGAATGGTATGCACCAGCAGGTTTGAATCGTGGTGGTCTTCCAAATGTAATTGAAGTGAAGACTCGTTTGACTCACGATGAAAGAGATACACTATATGAAGCAAGAGTTAACCCAATTGCTACGTTCCCTGGTCAGGGTGCTACGGTATTCGGTCAGAAGACACTACAAGCTAAACCTTCTGCATTGGATAGAATCAATGTAAGAAGATTGTTAATCGCAGTTAAGAAATACATCGCATCTTCAACAAGATACTTGGTATTCGAAAACAATACTGCTGCAACAAGAAATAGATTCTTATCAATTGTAAATCCATACTTGGAATCAATCCAACAAAGAAATGGTTTATATGCATTTAGAGTAGTGATGGATGACTCCAACAACACTCCAGATGTAATTGATAGAAACATTATGGTAGGGGAAATTTACTTACAACCAACTAAGACTGCTGAATTCATTGTACTTGACTTCAACATTCTTCCAACTGGTGCTGCTTTCCCTGAAGCATAAATGTAGAATTTAGACTATTTATTAGAAAGACAATAGGAGATTATAAATGGCACAGCTATTAGACCCAAATGAAATTATGTTCACCAACTTTGAACCGAAGATGTCCAATAGGTTCATTATGTATATCGAAGGTATCCCTGCATACTTGGTGAAAACCGCAGCAAGACCTGAGATTAACAATGGTAAGGTGACTATCGACCATATCAACACACGTAGATATGTAAAAGGTCGTTCTGAATGGCAAGATTTGTCAATTACATTGTATGATGCAATTGTACCATCTGCTGCACAAGCTACTATGGAGTGGGTAAGATTACACCACGAATCAGTAACTGGTCGTGATGGGTACTCTGACTTCTACAAGAAAGACATCACATTCAATAGTTTGGGTCCTGTTGGTGATAAAGTAGAAGAGTGGACACTTAAAGGTGCATTTATTCAATCGGCAAACTTCTCAGATATGGACTACTCTGGCGAAGACCTTGCAACGGTTGAAATGACATTAACTTACGATTACGCTATCTTACAATACTAAAATACGGATTGTGCTAATTGCAAAATGATAATTGAGAACCCTCACCTTTCGGTGGGGGTTTTTGTATTATAAATGTTTGGGTTACATACTTATATAAGGTTAACCAATATAGTAACAAGGAAAGTTATGGCAGATTTACAAGATGATTACAAGTTGTCAGATGCTGAGTTAGCTGCTCAGTTAAGACAACAACACGAAGTGAAGCAAGTAAGTGATTACAAGTTTCCAACGGAAATTATCGAACTACCTTCACGTGGTTTGATTTATCCAAAAGAAAATCCACTTTCAAGTGGTAAAATCGAAATGAAGTATATGACTGCAAAAGAAGAGGATATCCTCACTACTCAGTCTTATATTAAAGATGGTTCGGTGTTAGACCGACTATTCCAATCCCTTATCATATCAAATGGTGAAGGTCAACCTATCAAATACGTTGATTTAGTCACTGGTGATAAGAATGCAATTATGATTGCTGCTCGGATTTTGGGATATGGTAAAGATTACGAAGTGGAAGTCGAAGACCCATATAGTAATAACAAACAAAAAGAAACCATCGACCTCACTCAGTTCGAAAACAACGAGTATGATGGGTCTAATCAAATAGAACCTAATAAAAATGAGTTCGAGTTCACCTTACCACGTTCAGAACGTAAAATTACCTTTATGGCGATGACTGAAAGTAAAGAACGTAAGGTAAAACACCAAGTTGAAGAATTAAAGAAAGCAAATCGTAAGTTGAAAGATGCTACATCAAGAGAACTGACTACACGATTGAAAAATATGATTCTATCAGTTGATGGTGATTCAGAACAAAAAACAATTAATCATTTCGTTGATAACGAACTATTTGCAGTAGACTCAAAGGCCCTCCGAGCATATATCAATGAAGTAATTCCTGACATCGATTTGACTTGGGAATTTGTATCGGAGGAAACCGGGGAAGGGAGAATGATGCAACTGCCAATGGACACGTCCTTTTTTTGGCCTGAGTCCTAACTATCGACAGTATCTACACGCACACATTTTCGACTTGATTTACCACGGAAATGGTGGTTTTACTTGGTCTGATGTTTACAATATGCCGGTTTGGGCAAGAAAGTTTTATATCAATAAGATTATCGAATTCAAACAAGAGGAGAAGAAAGCAAACGACAAAGAAGCTGCTAAAATCAAGGCAAAGACAAGAAAGTAAGGAAGACCCAACTTAAAGTTGGGTTTTTCTATATTTATTACTATATGGAGATTATATGAAATCAATCAAAAAATCAGAACTTACTGAATTATTGAAATCAAAGGGACTTGATGAGGGTTTCATTGATAGAATTTTCAATAGAGTAAAGGTAGCTAAGAAAAAGTCCGAATTGAAAGATTTAGAACGTGAGTTGGAGAAATTAGAAAATGACCCCGAATTCAAATCTATCTTAAAGAAGTATAATATCAAACAAGTATACTAATAGGTGGACTTATAAATGGCTGATAATCAAGAACGTATAAATCAGATAAAGCAGGAAGATGCAATTCAACGGAATCTATCTACGATTCTACAAGAACGCATTACTAAGACTGGTGAACTCACTAAAGCTCAAAAAGCATTGGTTGAGAGTACATCTGGTGTACAGGACCTCGAATCTAAAATATTATCAGTTCAAGAGGAAAAAGAGAAAGTCCTCAAAAAAGTTGCGAAGTTTAATAGACAAACTGATAAAGACTTATTATCACATCTCGACACAGTTGAGAAATACTTGGAAACTGAAAAACAGATAAAGGATAATAAACAAAAGCAAAAGGATGTTCAAAAGGAATTAACTGATGAGATAAAATCATCATTAGGGTATTCTTCAGAATTAGCAGATTTATTTGCAGCAGGTGGTGTAATGGCACTTGGTGCTAAAGCATTCGTATCAGCAGTTGAGAATATAAAAGCAGGATTTAGTGAAACCACAAATCAAGCTACTGAATTATATAAAAGTCTCGGAATTTCAGCCGGAGAAGCAGCAGGTCTTGCCGGTGATATGCAATTAGCAGCATCTACCTCATTATTATACGATATGAACGATATGGCTTCTGCAGCAGGTGCATTATCTGATAGATTTAACACTACTCAACATATTACACGTGATATGATGAAAGATGTCGCAGCTATTACATCACTAACTGGTGATGCTGCCTCTGCAACCGATTTAGCAGTAGCATTTGAAAACGCAGGTGCTGATGCTGGTAATCTAACATCCGAGATTAAAGACATTGCTCAAGGTGTGGGTGTCAACGCATCCGCAGTGATGAAAGATATGGCAGATAATCAACATATGATGTTGGGTATGTCAAAAGAAGAAATTAAAGTGTTAGCACAAAAGTCAGCAGAACTTGCCAAACAAGGTTTGTCTATCTCCAAGATGAGAGATGTGTCTGATAATATGTTAAATGTTGAAAGTTCACTACGTGCTGAAATGAAGGCAAGACAAATGGGTCTTGGTGATATGTTGGGTGATACTGAGGCAATGAGAAACGCTGCATTTGAAATCCAATATGGTGATGCTGAAAAGGGTGCTGCTATGATGGCTCAATCTATAAAAGATGCAGGACTTAGTACCGAAAAACTCGGTAGCATGGGATATAAACAACAGCAAATGTTAGCAGATGCATATGGTATGTCTTCGGATGAGCTAATGAAGATGGTTCAGACTCAAGAGCAGAATGCAGACCTCACTCAAAAATATGGAGACACTATGGGTGGTCTCATTGGTGGTGCTAAGGCATTTGCTGGAACGGCAGTTGGTGGTTTCAAGACTATGGGTATTGAACTTGCTAAGTTGATAGGGCAATACGCAGTAATGAATATGATGCAAGGTAAGGGTGGTAAACTCGGAATGGGTAACCTAATGCCAGGTGGTAAGGGTGGTTCTTCTGGTGGTGGTTCTCCCGAAATGCCAAAAGGTGGTGGTAAAGGAATGGGTGGTATGACTAAGGCAATATCAGGAATTGATGCCAAGAAACTACTCGCCGGAGGCGCTGCACTCGCATTAGTCGCCGCATCAGTATTCATATTCGCTAAAGCAGTCCAAGAGTTTATGGAAGTATCTTGGGAAGCAGTCGCTATGGCAGTTGTATCTATGTTAGCTCTTGTTGGAGCACTTGCATTAGTGGGTGCTATTATGATGAGTGGTGTAGGTGCAGTTGCAATCCTTGCTGGAGCAGCTGCAATGTTAGTAATCGCAGCCGCATTATTAGTGTTGGGTATTGCTATCCAAGAAATTGCTAAAGGGTTTGGGATGTTCGGAGAACTAACAACTCAACTAACTGCATTGGTAATGATAGCACCAGGACTTATCGCATTGGCAGGTGTATTTGCTATATTAGGTGCATCTATGATTCCACTCGCTATGGGTCTCGCATTGATTACACCATTACTACCAACTCTAATGATTTTGGGTGTATTCTTACCTATGATTGCTGGGGCACTTGGTCTTGGTGGTGGTGATTCTGACTCAAGTGCTGGTGGTGGTCAAAAATCTGACCCACTTCTCGATGAAATTAAGGGACTTCGTAATGATATTCAATCTCAACCAATTCAGATTGTTATTGATGATAAAGTGGTTTCTACGATGAATAAGAAAAATGTAAGAATGCAGTCTTATAGAGACCAACTGAAGTAAGGATACGTAAATGGCATTAAAAGACTTAAAATCAGACTTATCTAAGTTTAGAAAACCAATAGAGAAACCACTCATCGATAAAAAGAGAGTGGAAGTCCCTAAGTCTTCTAATCAGACTCCTCTATCTCAATTTGTAGATAAGACCCCATCTGCTCCTAAATCAAATACGACTACCCCTAAACAAGGTGTGACACCAAACAAATTTGATAACTCATCAAACTATTTGGGTGAAACATCTCAACCCAAATTTGATAACTCATCAAACTATTTGGGTGAGACTACACCATCTAAGATGTCTTTATCAGAAAGATTCTTAGGTCAGACCGAAACACAAGAAGTTCAACAAGGGGATAAATTCAAAGGTGAAACCGAAACAGCAAATATTACTCAAGGAGATAGATTTAAGGGTCAAACGACTCCTCAAGACTACTCCAATGCTGAAAAGTTCAAAGGTGAAACCAATCCTACCGAATTCAAGTTCACTCAACAATTCTTAGGTGAAACCACACCAAACGACTTTTCATTAACTGAGAGATTCTTGGGTGAGACTACACCAACTAAGTTTGATTTATCAGAGAACTTTTTAGGTGAGACCGATGTACCAAATATGGTATTGGAAAGTCCATTTAAGGGTGAGACTACTCCAAGTAAATTTGAGTTCAATCCACATTTAGAAACTCAGGCGACTGAGCCTACATTTGTTGACTTCATCACTAACGATGATGCTAAAGGATTTTCACCATTCCAACAACCACGAAATAATTCTACATTTGTTGGGGTAGACCCTTCACAAACTCAGTTTGAAGGTGTAACTCCAATTAGCGGCCAGTTCGTAATAAATCAATATGGTGTAACACGAGATAATGATGGTGGTTTGGGTACGACTTATACTGATAAACTCCTAAAAGATACTTACAACAAGTTCAATCTAAAAGAAGACTCGTATAATTCCTCAATCTTCAAGCAACCATTTATACTAAGTGGTATTCAAAAGGAAAAGGGTGAACCCGAAACATTGGGTGTGGGTTCATTCTCATTTATCAGAGGTGGTGCTATTACCTCAACTGCACGAGCTGCAATTGATGTAGTAAGAATGGGTCAATTCCTATTAACACCTCGTGGTATTACTTGGGGATTAAAACAAGTTGGGATGCAGAGAAGTCAGAGGTATGGTAAAACATTTACTCCAGTAAACTTACTTGCATCTCTTGGTGGACAACACCTTGGTTTAAAATTTGATAGACCTGGTGTTCAACCAATTGGTGATGAAACTTGGAAATACGATACTAATGGATATCTAACTGAAGTATATAATGTATTTAAACTCCAAACTAAAAATAATGTATTACCACTTAGAGTAGACCCACGTGGTGGATTTGACTCTACATATGGTATCGGAGTAACCACATATAATAGACAGCACAACTCATTCTTTACCAAGGGTCAAGATGAGCAGGATAGATTTGCTAACTTTACCCAAAGAACAAATCCATTTGATTTAACATTCGACCCATTCGTAAACTCATATGAAAAGACTGTAA